ACTCTCATGACTGGGAAGATCTGCGCAGCAGCTACATAATCGTCTGGGCCGAAGTGGTGACCTTCTCCCGCCTCAGTCCGGAAGACCGTGCATAACTTCCATTCTTGACAGTGGGGACACATCATCACAATCTTCTCACTCATTTTCCCAACACATCCTCGAAGATCTTCTTCATCTTATCTCTCTCTTTCTCCCATGCTCCCGTTGTTCCTCTTTTCCAGTCCTTGATGATGTATGCAGCAGCGGCAGAACGGTTGTTTCCATGTTGTTTCTTCATCTTATCCAGAATCACCACTACCTCATGAGGGAGAGTCATGCAAACACTCGTCACGTAGGTCCCAGATTCCTGCTTTTTGCGGGTCATGTGGCGTCTGAACAAGTCCTTAGTAATAATATGATTGGAGGATGAATGGGGCATAAGTTGAAGGAGAGAGGCCTCTATTCCGCTACGCTTGCGGTGCTGCGTGGACTCTTAGCAGCAGGGTTGGGCTAGGCTACAAGCGTGGACCCGTAAGAGGATTAACCTACTTGCATGCTTGTAAGGTTTATTAGCCAGATTGTTACACGGGGCGATATGGCAACAGCAAAAACTGGTAGTTTCTACCTGAACGAAACGGTGACGATCCCCACGGGTTCATTATCTGGAACTAGATTCACTTCTACTTTGGATCTATCGGCTTATGTGAATGTCCCGACAGGTCAGGCGATTGCAATCGATCAGGTCGATTTCATTTACCAAGCAGGTTCAGACTTTGGAGGAGATGCTAGGAGTCTAGTTGCTGGTGATGCAGCCATCACGGTTCAAGTCACCGACTTAAACCCCGGTAATTCCTTTGTTCGGGGTGATGACCAGAGCCTAGTTGCATCCGGTTCTTTGAATATCGATTTCACAAACAATGTAGCTAGTCATACGACTGACCTCTACCCTGACAACTTCGGGCCTTCTGGTCTTTCAGATATGTTTATCGTTGTTAATGACCAGTTGTATGTTACCGCTGGTCCCGATCTGTCTGCATCTGGCGGAGTTGATGATTATATAACAGCCCGAATCCGATGTCGAGTAGTCAAACTCTCCTCGAAGGACTGGATGGCGGTTGCGATCCAATCAACGGCTGCTGACAACTGAGGTGCCTAAGGTGCCTAGATACTGTCCAAGATGTGGGGAAGCCCTCCACTCGCACGGGACAACCAGAGGGGAAACCCGAAAGACAGCTAGGAAAGCGTATGTCGACACCCCATCCTCGAAGAAGAAGCGAGGCCCTTCAGCATACAACAAGAAGTACGCCAAGGCATACAAGGCACTCAAGGCCAAGCACCCAAGGACATCGTTCGCCGCCTTGGCTAAGAAGGCACATGCAAAAGCAAAGAGGATGAAGTAAGATGCCTGAAGTAACAGCCCGCCAACTAATCAAGCAAATCCCGCCAGTGCTAGCTCAACTAAACTTTGAAGGCACTGATACCATCACAATTTTACCTTCAAGCAGTACAGGATGGGAAGTAGTACAACCCTTTGCCGGGGCTACTCTGTATCTTGTGTGGAGGGGTTACATTGACCTTGCAGGATATACACAAGAAGAACTTACTCTTTTCACCCAATCAGTGGATATCCAAAAGGGTGCCTTTGATATCGGGACGAACATTGATTTTACTATTATGTCCGATCTGGTTACTACTAGGAAAATTAGAGATGATGAAATCGGTCTTCTAGTAGGCTTCCTACCTCCTACCTCCCTTCCCGGTTTAGATCTACAAGAGGTGGTTTATGGGGAGTGGACGAATCGTGTCCCTTACTCAGCTACAAATACAGTATTGAGGGGGGTTGATGGCAGCACAGTAGGGAGTGGTAATCCTACCGCTAGCGCCCGCCTCCACATAACTCGAATAGCGTCAACATTTGGTTCAGCCCCCGATGCGGTTCTGTACCTAGCCGGTTGTAATTATGTCATTGGTGCTGTTACTACTGAAGAAAAGGATCTAGTCTACATCGAGAGACTACGTAGAGCCTATACTCAACAACGGAAGGAAACCTGATGGGTCTCCCCACCGATCATAGACACCCTAACCAAAAGACGGTTACTCGTTGGTCCGGTACTCAGTCGACTGCTCGCAGTGGAAGTTGGGAAAGACCCGAGCATGGCAAATTCGGCATAGTGACCGGCGCCCCTCTGCCACCAGAGATGGCTGATGCCTACTTTCACTACACAGGAATTCCTGAACTGATTAGTGGAGGATATGGTTTCCTCGTTACCCAAGGAGTCCTTCAAGCACCTCAAGCAGCTGTGGGGGTTAAGGTCGGAGTCTATCCAAGTTTCGGGAAGGCCATGATCGCTGAGACTGGAATAGGTCTAGCAATACTTCCTCTGCTTCTAATCTACATTGATCCTGCTCACAAGGTAGAGGACTTTGGGCTAGATGAAACGGAATGGTACAAAAGGAATATCGAAGGGCGTTGGTCGATGACAAAGGAACAGATGAAGATGGCGGGGCCAACCTATGACTTCACCTCATTCAGAGGTTAACAGTCCGGTATAGGTAGGTGTGAAGCCCAATGCTGTTCTGATTTTAACGGGCAATCCGTAGAGTACGCACATAGAGAACAGGAGTAGATCATTCTTCTTCCTCCATACAAGGACACCAAAGAATAAACATTTGAACATCATGTCCACAAGTCAAACATTTCCACTTCATTCTTCTTCTTCCCCCAAGGGGACGCATGAGAAAACTCTCATGACTGGGAAGATCTGCGCAGCAGCTACATAATCGTCTGGGCCGAAGTGGTGACCTTCTCCCGCCTCAGTCCGGAAGACCGTGCATAACTTCCATTCTTGACAGTGGGGACACATCATCACAATCTTCTCACTCATT